TAAAGGTGAGTTGTATGTAGGTTTATACGAAGAAGAAGCTACCTATACATTTGAGGCAATAACCACAATGCAAAATTTTGCAGAGGGTTCAATCAAGCAAATTTCAGTATTTGAGAAAAATGTAGCATTTTCTGCAAATCAATTATCAGTATTGCAAGGTATTGCCAACGCAAATGAGGCAGTTTACAAGCCATTGCAAATCATTTTAAATGCTGAAATTAGTGCAACCGCATCAGTAGCATCATTAGTAGATTTAAGCACATCAACAGCGTTCAATGTAAGTGTTTGTATTGCACAAGATGGAGCAGCGTTAGGAAATCATATTTATAGGGCCACAGGCAAATCAGTTGGTGCAATTGGTGCTATGCTTGGTGCAATATCTTTGGCTAAAGTAAGTGAGAGTATTGCTTGGGTTGCAAAATTCAATATGGCATTATCAACAGAGTTAGATACCATTGCATTTAGCAACGGACAACTTTACTCATCCTTAGCAGATAGTCAATTTGAAAGCCTAAATAACTACTCTTATACATTTTTAAGAAAGTTAGTAGGTATTACAGGAAGCTATTTTAGTGATTCTAAAACTTGCATAACACCAGTAAGCGATTACGCAACAATTGAGAACAACAGAGTTTATCACAAAATTACAAGAGTTGTAAGAACAAATATGTTACCTGCTTTGAGTTCACCTTTAAAAGTGAATGCAGATGGCACATTGACCGCAGCAACAATTGGATATTTTGAAACATTGGCAAACAATCCATTAGTACAAATGGAAGCAGACGATGAATTATCTGCACACAAAATAATTATTAATCCTGCTCAGGATGTTTTAGCTACTTCAACATTAGAATTGACATTGCAAAATGTTCCTTTAGGTGTTGCGAGAATAATTAAAATAAACGTGGGCTTTGTAAAATCAGTATAAAATGGCAGCAAATTTAATTCCGTTAATTAACGGTAAAACGTATGAATATGCAGATATTACTTGCATAATCTTAGGAGTTCCAATCATAGGTGTTACCGCTATTGAGTATGGCGAAGAAGCCAACATTGAGAACATTTATGCAACAGGTCGTTATCCAGTGGCGAGAGGTTACGGACAAGTAGAGCCATCTGCTAAGGTTACAATATTAATGAATGAGGTTATGAATATCGTATCAATTGCACCACAGGGCAGATTGCACGACATACCTGAGTTTGATGTTATTGTTTCATTTACGGATGCTAACCTTATCCCAGTGGTTCACAAAATTAAGAATTGCAGATTTAAAAAGAATATGATTACATCTGCAAGTGGCGATACATCAATTCCAATGGAATTAGATTTAGTTATTTCAAATGTTGAATTTATTTAATACTTTTGAGCAATCAAAAAAATAAATTATGACAATCGAAGAAATTAAATCGAAGTACCCAAATTCAGACATTTGGACATTAAGTGTAAAATCAAAAAGCGGTGATCCAATAACCGTTCATTTGAGGGAGTTGGACAGATTAGCATTCAAGAGTGTTTCTGCATTAATTGCCAAAGATGAATTATTAGGAGTTGAAAGTTTTTTGAAAACATTGTGGGTTGGCGGTGATGATGTGAAGTTGATAACAGATGACTTTACAGCTTTGCGAAGTGCTGCAATCACTATCCTCCCAATGTTACAGGCAGAAGCAGGTGAGTTAAAAAAAAATTAAATTCTGCAAAGAGTTTATTGGAAACGGATGAGTTCGCACGTCAAAATGCACTTATCCGTTTTTATTTTAGAATTGAGCCAAACACATTGACAGATGATGAGTGGGCCACAGCGATTGAAGAAATAATGTTTGTTTTAAAGTTTAATGGAACAATACAAGAAAAAAAATGAATAATTCAGTAGAATACATATTAAGTTTAAAGGATAGGTTCAGTAGTGGCATTAAATCGGCAACGAATGAAACTGAGAAACTGAATGGTGCTATGGGTACTACTCAAAAGTTAGCACTTGGTATTGGTGCTGCTATTGGTGCTATTGGAGGCGGATTAATTGTAAGAGAAATTGTAAATGTTACCGCTGCAATGGAAGGCTTGCAAAATCAATTAAAGTTTGCAAGTGGTTCAGCAGAGCAAGGAGGCCGAGATTTTGAATATTTAAAAAATATTACAAAAGAAATGGGATTGGATTTTAAAACATCAGCCGATGCTTTTGCTAAATTTAGCGGTGCAGCAAGAGGCACAATTTTAGAAGGGCAAGGAGTTAGAGATGTATTTGAAAGTGTAGGTATGGCATCAACGGTTATGCACTTATCAGCAGAGCAGTCAGAGGGTGCATTTAAGGCATTAGAACAAATGTTATCTAAGGGCAAAGTAAGTGCAGAAGAATTAAGAGGGCAGTTAGGTGAAAGAATACCTGGAGCCTTTCAAATTGCAGCAAGAGCAATGGGAATGACTACAATGGAGTTGGATAAATTTATGGCAGATGGCAAGTTAATGAGTGAACAATTTTTGCCAAAGTTTGCAGCACAATTAAAGTTAGAGTTTGCAGGAGGAATGGATGATGCAAGTCAAAGTTTGAGTGCAAATTTAAACAGAATGAATAATGAATTTTTAATGTTAAAATATACATTAGGTGAATTATTTTTACCAGTAATACAAGGTATGGTATTAGGTATAACAAAATTAACAAGTTTTATAAAAGAACACGCAGTAGCAATAGCATTTTTAGGAGGTACATTAGCAGGTGCAGCAGGTGCATTATTACTTTACAATACATATTTAGCGGTTACTAAAGCTATAATGGTAGGCAAGTTAGTTTATGCAGTTTGGAGTTTAGCCGCAGCATTGGAGGGTACAACGGTTGCACAATGGTTATTAAATTCAGCAACAGCATTTTTTGCAGGATTGACAGGAGTTGGAGTGTTTTTGGTAGCAGCAGGAGCAGCCGCAGCATTAGCAGTTGGTATTTATGCAGCTAAATCCGCACAAGATAAATTGAATAAGTCAATGTCTGACCAACCAAGTGCTACAAGTGCAGTATCTCCATTAAATAAACAAATAGCAGGTAAACCTACTCAAACAAATAGCACAACATCTAAAGCAGGAACAAGTACAACAGCAGTAGAAAGTAGAGGTGTTCAAAATTTTAATATTTCAATCAATAAATTAGTAGAGCAAATTACACTAACAGCAACAACAATTAAAGAGGGCAAGAATGAAATTAAGGATGCGGTTGCTGAGGCATTATTGGCGGCAGTAAATGATTTTCAACTTTTAGCAACAAAATAAATATGGCAGAGTTTTTTTTACCACAAGTAATACAAAAAAATAACGAAAAGACTTTAATAAAGGGATTTGGTTTGCCATTGGTACAGCGTGCTATAATTGCGGCAAATACTTTATCTATAAAAACAGATAAACCCGATAAAACAAGTTACTTTGGCACACCTATTTATGGTTCGCTATTTATTGTAAAGCCTGAGTATAACATCTTTGAATACAATCCTTTTTCAAAAGTATATCAAGAAACACCAATAGTTGTAGCAAGTAATTATTTCGATGGCAAAAACGATGGATTATTATTGGACAACGTAATAATTGATGTTACACAAAATAGGCAAATTGTAACAACAGACATAAGCGGATTTAATCGAGGAACAGTAAAAGAGTTTATAAATAACGGAGATTATTCAATTAATATTCGTGGTTTTTTTGCAACTAAAAACCCTGACGAAGCACCATTGGTAGATACAGGTATTCTTGCAAGTTATTGCTCTGCTCCAGTTACTTTACAAATTACAAATACATTTTTAAATAGAATATTTACGGTCAACAATATTGTTGTTACCAACTTAACAATGTCGCAACAAGTAGGACTTAGGAATGTTCAATATTTTGAAATTTCAGCTTTATCAGATAACCCTTTTGACTTGAAACAACAAGATGAACAGGTTAATCAATAAGATAAAAATAACTCAATTGGGAGATGGTAGAAATGCTATCTATGAATGGTTTGAAATCAACAACATTAGGATTGAAAAAAGTTGGGATAAGCAAACACAAACAGCCACAATATTATTGCCGAGAAATTTAAAATATAACGACAAAAATATTTATGAAGGACAAAATCCATTGTTAAGGCGAGGTGATAAAGTAGAAATATTTGGAGGTTACTATCCTAATTTAACACCTTTATTTAGTGGCTATATTTCTAAAATTGGAAACAATGTGCCGGTGGAGATATTATGTGAGGATGAAATGTTTATTTTAAAACAATCAATAGCACCAAATATAAGCTATGAGAGTGTTAATTTAAGAACATTGATAGGAAAGATACTTGAGAACACAAACATCCCTTACGAGGCATTAGATGCACAAATTGGAGCAATAAGAACACAAAAGGCAAGTGTTGGATTAGTGTTGCAAAAGTTAAGAACAGACTACGGTTTATTTTCTTATTTTAAAAATGGAAAGTTAAGAGTTGGATTAGCTTATTATCAAGCAGAAAGTAACACAGAAACTATTTTGTTTGAAAGACAAATGATAGATACAGGCAACCTCCGTTACCTAAAAAAAGACGATGTAAAAGTAAAGTTAGAAGGAGTAATTATTAAAAGTGATAACTCAAGAGAAGAATATAATTATGGTGATCCAACAGGTGAACTTAGAACAATATTCCAATATGGAGGCACTAAAGCAGAATTAGATTTAAAAGCTAATTTATTTTTAGAACAAATGAATTATACAGGTTACTATGGTTCTTTTTTGACATTTATTGAGCCAAAGGTTGAGCCAGGTGATTTTGTTCAATTGGATTCTTATATTTATCCTGAAAGAAAAGGAAAATATGTAGTTAAGTCAGTTACATCAGAGATAGGAATGGGAGGCGGAAGGCAAAACATTGAATTAGAAAGGAGGATAGCATAATGAGCAATCAGGCAACGGACATAAGAGAGGCAATAAGGGCATTGTCAGGAATGGATGAATTGAGTTATGAAACATCTATCTGTAAAGTATTATCAGTTGATGAGCCTAATTTTACTTGTAAGTGTGAGCCTATTGATGGGAGTGCAGATTTTTTTGGGGTGTTGTTAAATGCGGATAAAAAAAAGGGATTTGTTTTAATTCCAAAGGTGGGCAGTTTTGTTGTGATTTCTCAGATGAGTGAAACGACAAGTTGTGTTGTTATGGTTAGCGAGGTATCTCAAGTTTATATTGCAGGTGATGAAAATGGGGGATTAGTAAAAATTGATAATTTAAAAACACAATACGATACAATGATTGCAGCTTTTAAAGCAGCTATTGGTGCAGGATTTGGAGCATTAAATGGACTTGATGGCGGTGCTTCTTTAACTGCTTTTAATTCAGCAGCAGCAAGTGTGCAAAATTTAAACAAAACAACATTAGAAAATACTAAAGTAAAACACGGAAATGGCGGCTAAAGATTTTTTACAAAACAGCGAATTTGATTTGCTTATAGTTGATGGTGATTTGTCTATTGGATTATCAGACGAAGACCACATAATTGACATCATTAATTCTAATCAAGGCGATTGGAAGGAGTACATCCTTTGTGGGGTTGGAATAGACAATTATCTTAATAGTTCTGGTCTTGATATTTTTTTAGAAAAAGAAATAGGAGTGCAGTTGGAGAGAGATGGATTCAGTCAGATAAATATTGATTTTAAAGATAACAATTCTTTTAATTTTTCAGTTGATGCAGTACGAAGTTAAATTTGGACAGACTATTTATGATGTTGCGGTTATAGTGTATGGTTCGCCACAATATGCGGTTAAATTAAGTGTTGACAATGGCATTGATATAACTGATAGCATTGTAGGATTAAGTTTGTATTTTAATGAAACAATAAAGGCAAATGTTGTGGCAAGTGCTATTGTTCAGAGTGAGATAATAAGCACGCCAAACAATAATTATTTTGTTAAGAGTTTGCAGAGTACGTATGATTTATGTTTGCAGTTTGGTTTTGGCTTGGATAGGTATGTAGAATTTGTTTCTACTACTGATATGAGTTTTTTAAATATAGATGAAAGTGGAACAACAATAGTAGTTACACAACAGAATAAAAATTTGCCAAATAATCTTAATTTTGCAACACAAATAGTTTATGACAATATTCCACCAATCACAGAGGGAATAGGAGTTATGATAATAGAAAGTACATTCATAGTAGGATAAAAATAAAAATATGGCACAACAAAATAGAAGTACAATAAAAACATTTTTTGAAACAGGTGATATTCCAACAGAAGCACAATTTGGAGATTCATTCGATAGTCAAGTATTTTGGCAAGATGATGTAGAAACAACATTGGGCACAACAGATACAAAAGTGCCAACAAGCAAGGCGGTAAATGATGCAATGGTTTACACCAAAGATGCTAATGATAATATTTTTTACAAAGGAGTTACTCCGACATTGGGAACAAGTTGTAGTAAGAACATATTTCATAAAACAGGAGGTGCAATAACATTGGGAAATGGTGCTATTGGAAATATTTTTGAGCCAACTGAAAACACAACTAATTTTGTTTTTGGTGCTAATTTAAGAAATGTAACAATTAAGGCAGGAAATTATCCAGCACATCCAACAATGGGAACATTAAATTTAACAGCAGGTGGATATGCTTTTCTTTACAACAAAGATTATCCTTCTGAAATATTTGTTGGTGCTAATGGTGCAGCGTTACATTCTTATTATGATAGTGCAAATGATAGATATGTAGTTACTAATTTAGTTACATTAGTAAGCATAAATATTGGAGGTGGAGGAACGGTTACATCAGTAAATGCAGGAACAAACATATCAGTAACAGGCACAGCAGCAGCACCTATTATAAATTCTCTATCTGACAGATATAAAACAACATCAACAACAAGCAATACAATTGGCAACGGAAGTAGAACATTCACCGTTGATGCTAACTTATCTTACATTCCTTTACAAGAAGTATTGATAGTTTATGACCCATCAAACCACATGCATGGAGAGGTTACGAGCTATAACTCTACGACTGGTCAACTTATTGTTGACGTTCAACATCACACAGGAGGCGGAACATTTGCAAGTTGGGTTATAAATTTAGATGGAACGCCAGTAGATGCAATAACAGGAGTAGGCACACTTAATAGATTAGCATACTTTACCGCAGCACAAGTAATTGACGATGTTGCAGCAATAACCGCAGCAAGGGCATTGAAGTCAGATGCCAACGGATTGCCTATTCATTTTGACACAGCAACAGAGCCAAGTTTAACAGAATTATCTTATGTTAAAGGGGTTACTTCTGCAATTCAAACGCAATTGAATGCTAAAAGAAAAACACTTCAATCAACAGGTTTAGGAACAGCAGTAACAGGAACAATCTCAAATACATTTTGTAAGGCAATGTTAGTACCTGCCAATACATTTGTGGTTGGTGATGTTCCAATGCTTACCACAAGAATTATAAAAGGAACAAGTGGCTTAGGAACGATTACAGCAAGGGTTTATGTAAACACAGTAGCAAATATTTCGGGTTCACCTATATTATTAGCAACAACACCCGCACAAATAGCAAGTACCCGTTCTTTTGCTACAATGAGAAACATCTCTATTGAATCTGCAACAGAAAGCATAGTTACTTCGGCAACAACAGCCAACTCAATTGAAGAAGCGGTTACAGCAGCAGCAGAAACAACAATGAATATAGATTGGACAATAGACCAATACATAGTAGTTTCAATTCAATTAGGTTCAGGAAGTGACAATGGTAATTGTAGATACATAATGATTAATTAATTTAGATATGAAAATAAATAATTTAGAAGTAACAAGTAATTTTTTTGAGCAAGTAGATGAAATATCTGTGCATTGTGAATTGGGAGGTTGTATAAGGCTTGTACATATTGTAGATACTGATTATGAAACAATCGAAGATTTAAAAAAGCAAATTGAAATTTTGACTTTCGATTAATTAATTATATTTGTCAAAAAAAACTATGAAAACTTGGAGAACATATCAGTGGGAAATATTAATAGCGATATTGTTAATATTTGCAATCAACTTAGTTATAACTAAGGATGCCTTTGGAATTACAGCTTTACTAATAGCATTTGCATTAGTGCTACATTTGTTTGCAATGGTATTATACGCTATAATCAATGATTAGCCACATTTACATATTAGTAATGTTTTCAGCGATTGCCAAAGCAGCGATGGACAAACTTAACTTTCATTTTTACGAAAGTATATTCGCAAAATTAAATCATAGATTTTGGAATAGTGAATATAGTTGGCAAAATAAATGGAGGGATGGAAAGCCTGAACTTGGAGAAGATTATCCATTTAGTTCAACATTGTTTGTTTTTCTCACCGATGGATGGCACTTGATGCAATTCATATTTTTAAACACTATTTTTTTAGCCTTATTTTTGATTGCCTTGCACGATTTTACAACAAGGGAGGCAATCGTACATCTGATATTATTAAGAGCCTTATTTGGCGTTACATTTGAATTACATTTTAAATACATTTTTACTCTTAGATTATGATTACATCTTCAATAGCATTTGGTATTGTTGCCTTGATTTTAGGCATTACTTTTGGCTTAGTAAAAATTATTTACGACATCATAATTAGGAGGGTTGAAAAACTTGAACAAAATGGATTAATAATTCACGATAAAGTTAAGGAGTTGGAAGCGTTTAACACTTACAAGATTGACCAACTAATCAAAGACTTTGCAGAGTTCAAAGCAGTGGTAACACAAAAATTACATAATGACGCAGGGTTTATTAGCGACACAAAAAACGCTATTAAAAGGATGGAGCCTATTATGCAACATTTTGAAAAAATACAGGATGAACACGAAGAAATGAAACTAACAATTAAACAATTAACAAAACAACTATGAAAATCGAACCAAGAAATTACACGCAAGGGCCACAGGCAATCTACAAAAACGGAACTTATAGAGTAATTGCCAACTATCCCGAAAAGAGGGAGGCAAAGCTAATATTAAATGGAGTTACTAAGAATATTTCATACGATGAATTATTTGAAGTATTATCTGAGAGTGAGGCAAATTTGAGGATGTTGGAGGAACAGGCAAAACAAATGAACGCAAAAACTAATTTATGAAACAATCCCAATTAATCGCACGTTACGGAAACCCTTTAGCCTCAGCAGATGAAAGAGGAAAATTTGAAAAGGCATTTATGACTATTTGGAATTATCCTTTACAAATAAGAGAGTTAATACCAAGTTTGGGAAAATCAATTTACATAAATAGAGATTTTCAACCAACTTATGAAAAGTTTTTAAATGAGTTAATTCGTAAAGGATTGCACAAAGAAATAAATTCAAATGATGAATGTTTTATGCCTCGATTAATTAGAGGTAGTAAAAAAGATATTTCAATGCACACTTGGGGAATAGCGGTTGATTTAAACCCTACACAAAACCCATTAGGATTAACAAGAACACAAGCTATACATAGAGGATTGAAACCATTTAGCGAGTTATTTCAGCAAACTGCAAGGGATTGTGGATTGATTGCTGGATATGATTTTGGTCGTTGCGATGGAATGCACTTTGAAATGTCTAAATTTCCTGCATAATGTGGCGAACATTTATAAAAAATATTTCGTTAAATACTTTAAGAGATTTTTACAGAACTTTTAGCAGTGAAAAAAGTTTCCTTAGTAGCAAAAAAATTGAGCGTAGTTTGTTTGTTACTACCATTCTTGCTATGTATTGGACTTACTTTATTTTGGTGGTTCTCAAGGCAACTATTACGGATTTTATTTTATTTATTTCGCCATTATTTATTGCAGCAGGATTTAATTTACTTCAATCAGAAAAAAACAAAAAAAATGAAAAAAATAATCCTGGTCCTACTGATAGCAACAACGATTAGTTGCAATGTCATCAAGAATTTGCGAAAAGAAAAAAGCAAAGAGGAAACTAAAACGGATCAAGAAACAAAAGTTGATTCAGTTGCTGAGGTCGAAAGGGAAAAGGAAATAGTATCAACTTTCACAACCGATACAAAGACAGAATTTTTCGATTTAAGCGAGGTTACAATATACGAGGTTATGAATGATAGTGGCAAGGTTATTAATCGCACCACAACGACAAAAACCAATATTAAAGGCAATATAATTGCAAAAGAAAAAGAGGATAAAAAAGAAACCTCCACAGAAAGCAAAAAAATAGATTTGTCAAAATCTGACAAGTCAAAAGAAAGCAAGTCAAAAAGCGAGGAAGTAAAGATTAAGGAAGTCAAGAAATGGTCATTGCCAACTTGGTTGTGGATAACATTTGGGATAACATTCCTCTTGTTTATCCTAATTGCAGTTTGGAAAATCAAAAAGAAATACTTTCCTTTGTAATCACATTTTTCGACAACTTTACAGGGTTATAGAAAAAAAAGAAAGCCACTTTAATCGGTGGCTTTTTTATTTAAAAACAATTTGTATATTTGTGCAATTAGTTTTCATAGACTGAATAGATTGTTCGGAAATGCCCACTTTAATAGTGGGTTTTTTCGTTTATAAACAATTATTTTTAAATAAATTTGTTTATATAAATATATTAATATACTTTTGCAAATAAATAAAAAAAATGAAAGAAACAATCAAAATCCAAAAAAGAGCCGAACAATTTAATATTAGAAAACGCTACAAAAAAGGCGATGTAGTGGTTATTAAAGGCGAAAAGCCACTGATTGCAACTGTAATTAGAATGGTTGCAAATGGAGTTGTAGAAACTACTTCACACAGCCAAATAGCAGCACAAGCATTACGACCTGCAACAAGTATTGAAATGAGATACGTTAAAGATAAAAGATGGGCAGAGATTGAATTTGTTGAGGATAAACCAAAAGAAGTTAAACCAAAAATCGAAGAAAAACCACAAAGTTATACTAATATGATAGCAGAAAATTTAAAAACAATTGACCAAAAGGATAAAAAAATCAACGATTTAGAAATAGAATTGGAGGTTTATGTTAATCATTCTAAGTTCTTGGAAAACCAAACAGCCAAACAATCTATTGAGATTAGGGAATTAGAGGCAGAAATCCGAAATCTAAAAGATAGGATTGATGCAAATAATAAGCATACGTTGCAATTATTAGATACTCAAAAAACAAGCAAAACATTTTACATTTAACAAGCAAAACATTTTACATTTAATGCTATGAAAAAACTAAATCAATTAACAGACTATCTTAACAACTTACTTTTAAAGTATGAGTGGTGTACATCACACCGAGATAGATACCACGTTCAACAGCCAAAAAAAGAAGAAAAAAAGATTAGAATCTGGCAGACTACTCACAACGGAATAACCACAAAATACAATTAATATGTCCAAGAAAAAAATTCAATACATCATTTCACCGATGCAAATGGCATTTGTGAACTCAATTATCTACAAGGCAACAGAGCCGAGTAGTAGCTTGAAAAAAGGAGAAGCATTTGGAAAGATATTTATCGAGAGCCATCCTGAGTTCAAGTCGTTTAAAAAGAAAAATGCTGACATAGAATTAGATGGAGAGTAAATCATTCATTAACTATGAATATAGCCTATAATGTATGATAAATCATTCTGATAACGTTTTGCAGATAGGCGAAGAAGCCGAAACGAGAACTTAATTAGAATGATAAACTTTAAAATTTAAACAAAATGTCAAATAGAAAAACCAACGGCTTTTTTGCCTATGTGTTGTTAGCGGTAGTGCTTTCTTCTTGTGGTGAAGAAACTAAATTCCCTAACAGTCAATCAAAATTTATAGTAACAAGGATTGAACCTAACAAAACGAAAGGAACAAGTATTTACTTAGTCGAGCCTATCGGAAAAATGGATTTGAATATGAATAATACTTGGTTTGTGGATAGTGTTGGTAAGTTCAATGCTGGTGATACGCTGTGTTTTCAGCATTACCGCTAACGGTTCTCAGATATATTTAGGTTTTCTTTTTAATATATACACTAAAATAACATACGAAGATGGAAAGTAAGAATAACATACAAAGTTTCAGAGAGTTCAATGAAAACTTGAATATATCTGATGTTAGAAGTAGTAAAAAAACTATTGGTCAAATATCTGATGAGATAGAGGAGTTAGAGGATATTAAGAATAGGTATGAGAGAAGAGGAGATTTAGAAAGAGCTTCTAAAATAGAAGATAAAATAAATATTCTTAAAAAAGAGTTTAAAGATAAAATATAGTTTTTTTATTACTTCTAACGTTTTCGGGCTTGGCGAAGTGCCGCTACTCGAAACTTAAATTTTAGCACTAACTGTCCTGCGGCATTTTGCCAAACCCGTGTTATATGAAGTGCCGACTTATTTACGATAAAGCTCAATTGAAACAATAAACAGAAAAACAAAAAGAAAAAAAAGCGATGGAAAAAATAAAATACGATTACAACTGCAAACATTACTTTGGTATTGTATCTGCCGAAAGCGAAGAAGAAGCAAAAAAAATATTGCATAAAGACCATACTGGGAATGGGGATAAGCTATGTAATTGGAGTAAAACAACAAAAAACGATTGTCAAAAAAAATGTCAACTAACTTTAAAAATAAAATAATATGAAAACAAGAATCTCAATTGACGTAAACGACCAAATGTCAGTGGTTGAATTAAAAAATGCTAATGGACACACTTTTACATTTAATCCAAACACACGACAAGGCGAAGAACTGCACGAATTTATAGCTACTTGTAAAAATCACACAATTAGCGAAATTGATGAGTATTGGAAAAAGAAAATAATTAGCACCTTACAGGACCTTACAAAGATTGCTAAAAGGTACGAAAAAGAACGACAAGGATTATATGAATGGGAATTGCCATTATTAAATGATGTCAGAGATATTATTAGCAATTTAGAAAAACCCTAATTGCTTTGAAAAAGCAAAAGCGGGCTGGCTATTTTTTATTTTTTCAATCACGAAACTGTCTTTGGAAAACGAATGCAGCAGCTTGCTTATAACGGTTGGGTATATACGAAGTACCCTAACAATAAAGTTTAAATTTAATTACAAACTTTAATAGGGTATTTCGTATATACCTTGTTATAACCAGTGCGAAATATGGAAACGAAAATTAGTAAAACAGGAGAAGGTGAACTACTGATACATAAGTCTGATGGTAAAGGTGGTTACATCAACTTAATAATTGATGAAGATGGTGATATTGAAATAATGCACATTCCATTAGACAGAAGTAAAACGTGGAATAAATTTGGTGTATCAGTAGATGAAGCAATTAAATTTTGGAACGAGAACTAAGCATTGGTTATAACGAGTTGCGGCTTGCCGAAGTGCCGAATAGCAGAAACTTCGGATTTGAGCAGGAACTTTCTTGCGGCATTTTGGCAAACCGCTGTTATGCGTATGTGCCGACTTGTTTAGCAGAATGTTCATTTGTAAACGGAATAGAAATTTTTAATTAAACCATAACGAAATGACAAAAGATTGGACAGGTAACAAAGTGAGTTACATTACAACAAATGGATTTGCAAATAATCGTGATTACGAAAGAGAAACAAACGATTATTATGCAACCGAACCTAAAGCAGTAGAAATGCTTTTAGAACTTGAAGATTTTGCAAAGTTGCACGTTTGGGAGTGTGCTTGCGGAGAAGGTCATTTATCAAAGGCAATGCAAAATAAAGGCATAACTGTTTATTCTTCTGATTTGATAAATAGGGGATTTGGCAATCAATATGATTTTTTAAGTGCTGATAATAAAGAATGGAAAGGGCATATCATTACAAACCCACCATACAAATACGCAAAAGAGTTTATTGAAAAGGCACTTGATATAATTCCAGAAGGTTGTTTAGTTGCTATGTTTTTACCTATTAGATACACAGAAGGGAAAGCACGTAAAAAATTATTTGAAGCACACCCACCAAAAACGGTTTATATTTCAAGCAGTAGGTTAAAGTGTGCTATAAACGGAACTTTTGACCAAATGAAAGGTAGTGCAACTTCATACGCTTGGTTTGTGTGGCAAAAAGGCTTCAATGGAACGACAGAACTCAAATGGTTTAATTAAAAATTTCAAACGAGAATGTCAATCGAAGAACGTCAGCAAGGCATTACGCATAACGTTTTGCGGCTTTGCGAAGTGGGGGATTATACCCACAAAAGCCGATTAGAAGCACGAATGTTTAATTTAAATACAAAAGTATGATAGAAGCACATAACCCCCCATTTTGCAAAACCGATGTTACAGGCAGTACGGGTTTAAATGTACTATCTCTTTTCGATGGTATGAGTTGCGGACAATTAGCGTTACAAAAGGCAGGAATAAAAGTTAATCAATACTTTGCAAGTGAAATAAAGCCACACGCAATAAAAGTAACTCAACACAACTTTCCAAATACAATACAATTAGGTAGCGTATTAGATGTAAAAGCAAGTGATTTGCCTAAAATTGATTTATTGATTGGTGGAAGCCCTTGTCAAGATTTTAGTTCAGCTAATAAAGAAAAATTAGGATTGCAAGGCGAAAAATCAGGATTGTTTTATGAGTATTTAAGACTTTTAAAAGAATGTGAGCCGAAATACTTTTTACTTGAAAATGTGGCAATGGATGATTATAGCTATGCAGCAATAAGTGAAATGCTCGGAACTTATCCAACAAACATAAATAGTGAACTTGTATCAGGGCAATTAAGACAAAGAAGCTATTGGACTAATATAGGTCCAGAAAGTTTTGATTTATTTGGTAATAGATATTCAATGATACCACAACCGAGAAACAAAAAAATAAAGTTTCAAGATTTATTAGAAAATGGATATACAGATAGATTAAAAGCAAGGTGTATTTTAGAAAGTGAGAGCAGACCACTTGTAAGCAAGGATAAACTTTTTAGAAGATACAATGAGTTAGGATTTATAAATATTGTATTTGACAATCCTGAATGCAAATACAATGAAAATATTAGAATATTAACACAAACTGAATTAGAAAGATTACAAACCGTTCCTGAAGGATATACAAGCATTTTAAAAAGAAACGATGCAGCTTGTCTTTTGGGTGATGGTTGGACGGTTGATATTATTGCACATATTTTTTCATTCATAGAAGTAGAATGTTAAAATTATGCACAGTCGTAGTATTGCCTGTAACTACTCGACTTGCGTACAATAACTATATCAATAATCTATGAAACCAACTGAATTACAACTAACTTACAAAAAAGTAATTTCATTTACTGAGCAACAAAAAAAGTCATTGAAAAAACTTGAAGAATACGATGTTAATGTCAATGAATTTATTAGAATTGCAGTTAGGGAAAAGATACAAAAAGACTGGAAAAGAATAAAAGAAAGTAAGGACAATTATTGTCCATTTTAATAAACAATCAAAAACAAACAAAATGCAAAAAGCAGGAAGAAAACTAAAAGAAAAAAAAGAGTACAACATTATCGAGGGTGAAATCCGTGAATACTTAGATTATCTATTAGATTCCATTGGAACTGATTTTGAAACTATTTTTGTCAATAAAAGTAGGCTTAGGCACATAGTGATGAAAAGGCAAGTAATTGGCTACATGGCTTATTTTAAGTTTAAAGATTATATTAGCTTAGATTTGTATGGCTCATTAATAGGCAAAGACCACGCTACAATAATCCATTATGGCAAGATGTACGACAAGGCAATGGATGGATATTTGCCTGAAAACAAAGCCTTGATAGATGCCTTGCAAGTTGCCTTTGAACATAATTGGGAAGGTGGCAAGGTTAGATTTGGATATAAGGGATTTGTTATTTACAAAACAATATTGGGGCAATATTTAATCACTACTCAAGATGGCGAAAAGTTGCCATTTCTTAGCAATAAATGTTTAGAGGCAGAAACTTTTATCAATGGGATAGTATATTGGCAGGAGAGATTAGAAAGTATGCCGGTAAGTGCTTAACTTTGTTTGATGGCAAAAATTAAGATATGTAATTGTGGTTGCGGTACTGAGTTTATACCTACTAAATTAGGGCAAAAACAAGTCAATCAATCACATTACATAACTTGGTTGATACATACACCAGAGGGGCAAAAAAAACAAGCTGAGGCCAAAGAAAAGGCAAAGAAGATAATTGCTAAGGCCGAAAAGAAAAAAGATAAGGATCAGCGAGAAAAACTCAAAACATTGTCAGACTACGAAAGTGATGCAAAAAAATCATTTCAAAAATTTATTAGGCTCCGGGATGCAGAATTGCCTTGCATAAGTTGTGGCACTACAAGAGATGTTCAATATGCAGGTGGCCATTACTTTGAGGCAGGAAAATACTCAGCCTTAATGTTTGATGAACGTAATTGCCATAAGCAGTGCAATAAGTATTGTAATATGGGTAAGTCAGGCAATTTGCTTGAGTATCGGAAGGGATTGATAAAAAGATTTGGGATTGCTTTTGTTGACCAGTTGGAGAGTGAATCGGATGGCAAACGAGATTACAAATATACAAGGGCCGAACTTATTGAAATCAAAAAAAAGTACGATTTATTAAATAAAAAATTAGGCTAACTAAAATTAATTAGCTTGATTAACAATTATTTGCAATTTATTTTTATCAATAGTATTGATATATTAATATATTTTTATACTTTTGCATTCAACAATTAACAATTAAAAAAAACAACTATGAACACATTAGAAAAAACACAAACACAAACAACAATCGACCCTTACTTGCCATTGGTAACAATTGCTCAGGTAGCAATGTTCAGACAGGCACGAGTTATGAACGGATTTCACTTCCCCGACAATCAGCATGTAGATTTTTGGGTAAAAGATGGTATCTTAACATTTCAATACATTGATAGGATTGACCGCCTTACTCAATTTGATGGCGAACCAATCGAGGAAGATAGACATTCATACATGACTATTAATTTACTTGAGAATGCAAGGATTGAGCAATTATACGACAAGTTGCAGCAAGTATTTGAAGTCATTGAAGAACACGAAGTATATTACAACACACGTAAATAATCACAAAAAAAAACAATCAAAATGAAAACAACAATGGAAACAACAATTACCTTGCCTTATGAGATAGGGCAAGAAGCCTTTTACTTAAAGGAAAATCAATTAAAAATCGGTAAAATTTGGCGAATTGATGCCGAAGTAACAAAAAACGAAATCAAATTTAGTGTTTGGTTTAAGTTGGAAGATTATAAATCGGACTTAATTAGGTCAAATCACGTTTTTTCTACAAAAGAAGAAGCTATTGAGTATGTTACATCACAATTAAAATAATCACTAACAATAAAAAAAAAACAATTATGGCAATCAATGCAACAAGTAATGGTTCGACTTCAAGAGAACTAATCCCAGCATCAAACTACATAGCAAGATGCTACAAGATGATTCAAATCGGAACGGTTCAAGAAATCATTTTAGGAGAAAAGAAAATCCTAAACAAAGTTAGAATAGGTTGGGAACTACCAACTGAACTAAAAGTGTTTAACGAAGAAAAGGGTGAACAACCCTTAGTAATTGACAAAGAATTTACTTTGTCAATGCACGAAAAAAGCGGATTAAGGGCAATGCTTAAATCTTGGAGAGGTAAAGACTTCACCGAAGAAGAAGCAAAATGCTTTGACATCACAAAATTAATTGGTGTTCCTTGTATGCTTAACATCATTCACAAGCCAAGCAAAAAGGATGCAACTAAAATTTATGAAGAGATTGCCGGGATAACTCCAATGCCTAAAGGTATGATTTGCCCAACTCAAATGAATCCTACTTTTGTTTTGTCTTATGACGATTTCAATACAGACCAATTTAACTCATTGCCTGAGTTTATTAAAAGCAAAATGATGACATCTTTGGAATATGTGGCAATAATGAATCCAAGCCATACTGAGATGCCAAGTGATGTTGAAGAACATACAAGTAACCAAGTTAATGACTTACCATTTTAATCTTATGAGCAACCTTAACATTTATCAGATAGAAAAAGAGTACTTAGAATTGGCTAATCAACTAATCGAATCGGGAGGAGAATGTTCTCCCGAACTTGAATTGCAACTTACAATCAACCAGGAGCAACTCGAACAAAAAGCAAGGGGCTACGGATTTGTAGTTAAGCAAATGGAATCCGATGTTTCAATCATTGATGCCGAAATAAAGCGATTAGGCGAACTTAAAAAGGCGAGATTGAAAACCATTGAACGATTGGAAACAACTGTATCTAATGCAATGCAATTGTATCAAATTAACAAGTTAGAAACTCCGACCTTAAAGATTAGCTTTCGCAAAAGTGAATCAGTTGAAATTGATAATGAGGCTGAGATACCTGCACAATTCTTAAAGGAAAAAACAACTTACACAATTGATAAAACAGCCATTAAAGAAGCCATTAAGAAAGGCGAGGTTGTTATCGGTGCAAGGTTGCAAGTAAATCAAAACATTCAAATCAAGTAATGAAATCAACTTTTTTCAGCACGGTTAAAGATGGTAAGTTGCAAAAAAACACAACTCAAAATATCCTCCAAGAATTAAAACACTTGGAGGGTAAAAGAGTGGTTATTACAATCGAAAAACAAAAGAGTTCAAGAAGTTTGCAACAGAATAAGTTATATTGGGTTTATATCGACATTTTAAGCAAAGAATTAGGCCACAGCAAAGACGAAATGCACGAGTTGGTAAAATATAAGTTTCTTAAATTAAAACGCTTTATATCCATTGTAAATGGCAAATCAGTTATCTTAGCATTGGAGGATGGAATCTATGTTGATGTATCTACCGGCGAAATTCACGACATTAAAAAAGTTGAGCCTTATGATAAGATTGGATCAACAACAAGTCTAACCAAATCAGAGTTTATTGATTTTATTGATAACCTTATTGCTTGGGCAAAAGACTTTCTTGGAATTACTTTGCCATCACCAGAAGAACAACAAACAATTAATTATTAATTATGGAAACCTACCCACAAAAATTTATTGACTATCACGCCAAATATCCCAAAGTTTACGAGTATTACAAAGGAGTAATTGCTCAGCTAATCAATCGAGGATTCAAAAAATATTCATCAGATGGAGTTCTGCACATTGTAAGATTTACTAAGCACGATGAAATTAAGAAGGATGGATTTAAAGTAAACAATAATTACACTCCTTATTATGCGAGGTTGTACGAGGCTGAACATCCTGAGTTGAAGGGATTTTTTGCAAAAAGAAAAGTTAAACAAATTTGATAATTAAATAAATTTAATACATTTGCCAACGAAATAACCGCCAAGATGAAAAGAAACTTAAAAAATAACCCTCTATTGATGTTGCTTAACTTGGCGGTTGACAGCATTGATAGGGGGTTTAACTATTTATAAACTATGCAAAACTATTTAGAGTTTTTAGAAAAAAAGAAGCACTCAATAGGGGACTTTGGATTTGAAGCAAATTATGTTCCTAAAATTGCTTTTGACTTTCAAAAATTTATTATTGAGAAAGCAGTAAAAAAAGGTCGGATGGCAATTTTTGCCGACACTGGATTAGGTAAAACCTTAATTCAATTATCAATTGCTAAAAATATTATTGAACACACAAATAAAAAAGTGTTAATTTTAACTCCTTTAGCGGTTGCATTTCAATTTATTTTAGAAGCTGAGAAACTTGGAATTGATGACATTGAATATTCTAAGGATGGTAAGCACACTAAAAAGATTGTTATTTGCAACTATGAAAGATTGCACTACTTTGATTCATCTGATTTTGTAGGAGTTATTTTAGATGAAAGTTCAATACTTAAAAACTTTGATGGTAAAACAAAATGGTCAGTTACTGATTTTATGAAAAAAATACCTTATAGGATTTTATCAACAGCAACCCCAGCCCCTAATGATTATATTGAATTTGGTACAAGTAGTGAAGCATTAGGTTATTTGCCTTATATGGATATGCTTCAAAAGTTTTTTAGAAATAATGAAAACAACATTCGCCCTCAAGACATTGGAAG